CGCTATTGTTAAGCAGTTCTTGAAGGCGCAACCATTGTTCTTTCTTTTGGTCGTTATCTTCCCTATCGGTAGCGTCTAAACCACCCCCGTAAATCATATCGGCTACCCCGTTTACGATTGCACCGTGAGTACTGGATGAAAGGAATAGATCCCGTAAGTAATCACCGTATAAATTATCTATGCCATAATCAACCCATTCTTGCCCTTGCTTTTCAGCAAATAAAGGAATCTCGGTTGTGCCGTAATTTAATACGGAAAAGTTTTGTTTCTTCATTTTGAGTAAACGTATTGAGTAAGCGTAGGGTTGTATTCTTTAAACCCGTCAGTAAGTTCTTGCATATTACCACTAAAATCACGAACGAAGGCAAAGCCCTTCTCTAAAAGTCCAGTAGCTAATGTCGGGTCTAAGTTCGTAGAGCTTGTTTGCTCGTATATTTTAAACTCATAAAACCCCATAGGGTAGGTATCAAACCCACCAACGGAATCGTAGAAAGATATTATTCCTACCGTTGGTTGTGTGAGTGCATCTTTACTTACTACAGTAAAATTCAATTTAGTATAACGTCCATTATTGGGTACTACCGAAGATGGAATGAAATATATGCTATTCTTCGAAGCCATAGAAGTTAATTCTACCAAGTAATACACACTCGCTTGTGGAAGAGTTTGAACGTCTGCGGCAGTAACGTAAATACTTTGGTCTTCGTATGACCCTAAAAGTTTTGCTGATACCGAAGAAACCGACCCATCAAAAGTTCCAAGTTTACTACGTATAGAGAAATCCGTTCCCGTTGTAGTTAAGTCTTCGGTGTATGTTTCTATAGCTACGGCATCCGCACCCGCAGAACCTGTTACTACGGCTTGAGCCGTTCCCGCATCATAGTCAACGATTTCGTAAACCGTGCGGTATGTTTTCCCTGCGGTAAGTATGCTTTGCGTTATGTCTGAATTTGAACTCGTAATGGTAGAGATAGCTTTATCCGTACCTATCGACCATCCCGTACCTAAAGTCCAATAGTTATTCGGGTCAGTTTGTTCGACTGATATGTTTGTAATAGTACACGCATCGCCACCTTCGTTTGTTATTGAAAAAGCCGCCACTTTAGCTTGTAAATAGTAGTTGTGTGTTCCGTTTTTTAATGTCCTTGCTGCCTCATCCCCATAAAATGAAGTTGAGGAAAACACTAATAAAGTAGGATTGCCTGTGACTTTAATCCTAATCTTATAGAAAACATCCGCGGTAAGTATTGACTGAGTTATAGACCCTACCGAACCATCTGAGATAGCTACGTCTTCGCCAAATGTCCAACCAGTTCCAAGTGTCCAATATCCGTTCGGGTCTACAAGTTGAGCTGAAATATCAGTTACCGCCCCTTCAAAGTATCCGTTTATATTTACCATGCGAAAATCAGAAGCTACTCCGATTTCTACGTACTCAGTTATCCCGACTGCGTTTGCCGTAGTTACCGCCCCATAATCCGTAGCACTTACCGAACCCGCTATGTAATCCGATACGCTGTAAATTATCTTCCACGTTTTAGCGGAAAGAGAAACAGCTTGTGTAAGGTATGATGTCGCTATCTCTTTAACAGAGATGTTATCAATTAAAACATTTGAAACAACACTGTATCTTTTAATTTTTAAAGTTTCAATTAAGGCAGTAAAATATACCTCATTAAAACCCTCATCTAAAATCATTGTAGTTCCTCCAACAGAACCATCTAAAGCTAATGCGCCAATTGTTTCGGTAATATCACAAGTTAATTTATAAGACTTCCCAACTTCTAAAGCATTTTGACGTAATGAAATGTTTGCATCAACTGAATTAACCCTTGCGCCTCCGCTTTCAAAAGTAATTGTGTTAGTTGCATTAACACCAACAAGCGTCCAATCTTGTCCGAGTTCTTCGCACGTTACATTTGTAATTGTATAGTCAGAGTTATTCGTTTGGTTGTAGAATCTTAGATAGTTAGAAGCTCCTGATGTTATGTAGATTGTGTGAGTAACTCCCGTTGTGATAGCTCCATTAACTGCAGTTCCTGCCCCCGCTAAAATATAAACACCACCTGAGCCGTTATTTTCAAGAACCTCATACGATATTTTATAAGATGTATTTGCAGTAAGTAAATTAGAGTTATCTGCTTTTAATGCAACACCATAAGCATTACTTGTTGTTCTTGGTACTTTCATACCATCAACCCCTCCGACATTATAGAATAAAGCAGTCGTTGAAGTGAACCACCCCGAACCCGCAGAGTTCATTGGAATGGTTGTATCAAAAATTCCGTTTACGATTAAATCCGTTCCCGTAGCACTAAAATCTCCGTTCGTTACTTCCTCACTTCCTAACGCTTGGGTGCTTATAGCTTTGCTATCTCCAAATGACCACCCTGTTCCATTTGTCCAGTCTTCACCTTCTTCTTTGACAGATACGTTGTCTATAACCCCACTAAAAAGATTACCATTAACTCCTCTAATAGTTAAATGTCCATTACCACCAGTAGAGTCTAAACTAACGGTCTTAACTCCTATGGTTGTAAACACTTCGGAAACCTCTGCTGAATTCAACTCAATAGTAACACCTCCCGCACTAATACTAATTATTTCAAAAGAAACAACATAAGTTTTGTTTGAAGGAGTGTATACATCAAGCTGATAAAATTGTGTTAAAACTCCCGCAGAAGTACCTCTTACAGCCGTCCCGTCTAAAGCCCAAGTACCGCTAATAGTCCACCCAATCGCTCCATTTGTAAAATCTCCGTTTGTAATTAACTCAGTTACACCAGTAAAACCTCCGTTAGTTATTACATCCGTACCTAATTCATCAAATAAACCGTTCTCTACTAAGTCAGCACCCAACTGCGAGAAATTACCATTCTGCACCAATTCAGGACCCGTAGAAGTTTCGTTGGAGTTGGATATTATTTGTAGCATCAATGGTAAGAATAGAAAGTAAAAATCCGTTTATAATAAAAAAGGGAGGACGGCTTGTGCCACCCTCCCAGTTTCGTTTCGTTACGTTAGCTTTTAGGCTGCCGTAATAGTTAAGTCTGCTTCGTCTGCTAACCCGTCAAATGGGAATTTAGCGTCACTCGCACTTACTGATGGTGCAAGTATGTACAACGGTGCTTGTTCTTTAGCTGTGAAACTTAACGTCAAACCATTCATATCAGAACGATTTGTACCCGTAGCGATAGAATCACCACCCGTTAAATAACACCCGTCAGTTATACCCATCAAGTACACATTGTCGTTTGAATCTTGCACAAAGATTTGCGCACGGTTCTTAGAAATTAGTCCGAGTTGGAATAAATCAGCAGCTACAACTTTTTGAAGTACTACATCTAAAGTCTGATTCCACATAACCGATCCCGTAGCTTTATCTGCTTCTACCGCAGATTTAAAAGTTGATAGGTCAGTTACAAGGTCATATTTAAAAACGGTTACCGTTGTATCTACAATATCCCAATTCGCAAAACCTGCGTCAGTTATAGTGTATGAAGATGCGGTTACGGTTGCTTCTGCAAGAATATCAGAACAATAAGAGCTACAAAAATAAATAGCTTTTAAGCCACCAATAGCGTCACGGCAATCTATACCCCGTGCGGCAGTTATATTACAAGCCATTTTTATTTAAGTATTAAGTAAAGTTAAATCCTACAACCCCGTCACCTGCAACGCCAGTTTGAACTCCAACAGCGAAACGCATAGAAGCGCGAACGTTGTCTGAACCATCATACATGTATGTTGGGATTAGTTGAGCAGAGATGTCAGCCGTGTAGCTGTTAGCACCTACAACCAAGTTATCAGGGTAAGTAAATACGCAAACATCAACCGTATTCGGGATACCTGCTGTTGGGTAAACTGGGTAGCCTAAGTAGTTAGCACCTTCTAAAGACTGGTTGTAACCTGGTCCAGTATTCTGAGCAGCTAACGCTTGTAAGAAGAAAGCATATGCTTCGTATGAAACATAGAATCCACAACCTGGCTTCTGAAGGATTCCAGGAATACCCGCAGCAGCGTCAAAAATAGTGCTAAGGGTAGCAAGAATATTTGTATTATCCCACGGGGTTCCTGCCGTATCTGCTTCCACGAAGTCAGCACAAGCAGAAGCATCAATACCAGCTTCGTTTATAGTTCCATTGTTAGAAAGGAAACCCGTTCCAAAAGGAGCAGCACCCGACCAAATTATAGACTCTAAGTTAGAACCAGTTCTTTCAGCAACCGCACCTAAAAGGAAGTCAGACCACGCTACGGGTAGTTGTCCGTTACGCTCCATTCTTCCGTTAGCAGCAATCCATGTAGGGTACATAGTACCTCTACAAATTTCCTCCATAACCGCTAAGTCTGATGGAGATAAAACCTGCTCAGTAAGTGCTACGTTAGAACCGTCTGCGAAGCTACAATTAGCCGCTTGGATAGTGTCCGTTGTTGCAAGTCCTGAAATTACGGTATCACCTACGATACCTTCTAAAAAGCGGCAACGCCCTTTAGCGATTGTTTCTGCACCGAGAAGTGCAGCAGTTACATAAGGAAGGGCTAACTCCCCTGCATAAGTATTGACAGTTGCGTCAATATCGAAGTTATACTTCTTGTTTAATGATAAATTCATCGATGAGAATTTTGAATAATGTGTAGCGCACGGTCTACTCCTGATAATTTAGTTAAGTCTTTCTGTGTGTGCTTTGCAGAAAGGTTAGTTGGTGAAACATTAACGCCTGATTCCGCAGGTACGTTTTCTAATGCTTCAAGTCTTTTGCTTATTGATGCGAACGCTTCTTCTAAAAGTTCGCTTAAATCTTCTTTTGTTTCCGCTTCCAATTCCACCTCTACTTCGGGTGCGTAAATATCAGAAACAACTTGTGCGATAGCATCCCTTACCGATTCGTCAAGGTCAGGGAAACGGTCAGCAAGTACATCACGCACTTTATCGTAATCCATATCTTCACGAACGTCTTCCTTTTCATCGTCTATTCCATCGCGGTATCCTTCTTCTTCTGCTTCGGGGATCGTTTCCAATTCTACCTCCACTTCAATTTCTTCTTCTTCTTCTACCTCGAAAGATTCCATACGCGAATCTTCGTTTACGATAACCTTGCGGCCATCTTCTAAAGTGTAAGTTCCTGCATCGAGTTCAACGGTACTACCGCTATCGTCTATTACACGAACATCTACGCCAGGCTCAAAGGCATCGGCTTCGGTTACAAGTACACGCCCATCGTCTATTTTGACTTCGGCGTAGAGATTGGTTTTTGGTAATCCCATAATCTCACGGATTTTTTGAATTGTATTCATTTTAAGTATAGCTTTACAAGGTTAAAAACAGTTATTTCAATTACGTTTATTTTATCCATATTTAGCACGTATCGTTCCGCATACCTTCTCCGCTATTTCTTTGCTTCCGTACTCCGCAGTTTGTTCTCTTACACAAGTATCCCAGTCGTAAGATTCTAAGCGATAGTTAGCGGTGTAGAGAGTTTGACCGTTTAACTTTATTTCTTCAAACCCCGATACATCGTGGAACATCTGCCCCCATAATTCAGCCGTTCTTTTGCTATCGAATAGGGGTTTGTCATTAAGGAAAGAACTTGGCTTTAACTCGTCTAAAATGATGGCTTTTAGCTTCTCTAAAATTTCTTTATCTTCAGGGCAGTTTTTACATAGCTTTCCCTTCATCATCTCAACCAACCTATCAGTAAAATATCCTTCGACCGAAAAACCGCGAACGTCCTTTGCTTTTACTTTATCCCAAATATCTGCATTGTTTACTTTTACGGATAGCATCCATGTACCAATAGGAAGTTCAAAACCGTACAAAGCAGCCTTATCTTTCTTCTTGTCTTCTATCAACCACGATTCCACTACCGTTACCCCATCTATCTTAGATTGGTGTTCTAAGGTGCTTTCGTTAGTTCGTGCTTCTTGCATAAATAACTCCATCGCATGACGTACCGTTTCCTTTGAAAAGAAAACATCGTATTCTTCATCGTCTTCGTCTAACCGCATAATCAATTTATCAGGGATCAATGCAGGACCTATAAGCATCCGCTTTTCATCATCGGTAGCAAACTGCATCTTCTTGTCTTGGGTAG